TGTTGTCAAAACTTTTAAAAAATCACCAAAAATAGCAAACGATTTAATATTTAATTTAAGGCAATCAAGATTTAATAAGTTTGAAAATATTAGAAAGTTTAATGGTATGGATGAAGCTCTTAGTAAGAGTGATGATCTAATCGATATAGCACCAGTATCAGATGATTTAGTAACTAAAACACCTACACAAATAGATTTACCTGATACAAGAGGTCAAGGTAAGTTTTATCATGGTTCTGCTAAAGAAATAGTTTTAGAAGAAGGTGGGGAAGCTTTTTCACCACAAAATATATATGGCAATGGTTTTTATACATCAGAAGATTTAGTAACTGCTGCAAAATATAAAAAGAAAAACAGAACAAAAGGTGAAAAACCTAGTGGTGTAGTGTATGAAATTACAGAAAAACAACCTGTAAATTTTTATGATTTAGATCAAACTGTTGATGCAGATTTAAAAAAATATATAGATGATTTTGATGATAGTAATTATGAGAATGTTGTTTTTGATGCAGTAGATGAATTAGGAGATGATTTTTCATTAGGTGAATTATTTGATGAAATAAGAGCATATTCAAGATCAAGGGATGTTAGCTCTAGTGTCGTAATTGATGAAATATTTGAAAATTTTCAAAACTTTCTTAGAACAAAAGGATTTGGTGGTTTTACCCATCAAGGAGGTAAGTTAGCAGGTAAAGGTAAAAGACTTCATCAGGTCAAAATATACTTTGATCCATTTGATCAAATTGAAATAAATAAAGTTGATTTAGATCAATTAGGAGCAGTCGCTGATGATACTGTTCTTGTTCCAAGAAAAAAAATAAGAAGCAAAAAAGGTAAGCAAAAGTTTCAAACTACTGATGAACGTGTAGGTCTTGAGGGTAGAAACTTTGATATTTTTAGTGATGATCCTAAAGAAGTTGCAAAGATAAAAGCAGCTTACGAAGAAGAACAAACTAAATATTATCCAAAATATTTAAATATAGTTACTGACGATATGCTAATTGAAGATGCAGATGACTATTTAGAACCAGAAGTAATACAAGCAATTACACAATTTGCAGATAAATATGGTTTAAAATTACCTGTTCTTATGGCTGCTACTGTTAGAAGAATTACTGGTCTTGCTGTAAATTTAAGTGATAACGCTGCTCTAATAAAAACTCTTCCAATCGGTTCACAAGAAGCAAATATTTTAAAACAAAAACTTACTTTACAAACAATAAGTTTTTATAAAATGATTAAAGGCGATAGTAAGTTTGGTACAGTTATAGGTCGAACTTTAAGAGCAAGACAATTAGCAAATGCTAAAAATCCAGTAACAGGTCAAACACCAGGAGAAGTCACTGCAAGCAACATAGAAGCAAGAAGAGCAGAAGATTTAAAAGGTGGTGGATCTGAAATTATTAGAGATGTGGCTGAAGATATAGATAACACTTTTAAAAGTTTGGAGTTTTCACAAGAAGATGTACTTAAAGCTTTAGAAGAAGATAGATTTGAAGACTTTGCTGATTTTGCAAGTAAATTAGCTGCTGCACATGGAGATCCATTTGTACTGCAAAAGTTAGTTAAAGAAAGTATTGGAATGAAAGGTTTGAAGATAGGCAACGAAGTCTTTCTAAACGGTATTTTATCTAACCCTGCTACTCATATAAGAAATACTCTTGGCACTATGTTAAATGTTGTTACAGGACCAGCAGATTTATTAATAGGTTCTTCAACAAGGCAAAATTTACTTAGAGGTCAATTTGTTGATCCCATTCTGTTTAGACGAGCTATGGCAGAGTTCGCTATGTTTAAACAAGCTCAAAGTGATGCTCTTAAACTTGCTGGTCAGGCATTTAAAGAAAATAGAAATATTTTAGACAGGTCAAGAATGATAGTTGATTCTGGTAATGATCCTACTCAGAGATTTGCTATACAAAAACGAGGTGGTACTTTTGATGGAGAAGGATTACAAAAGATAAAAAGTGGTAAAGATGTTGCACAATATTTAAGAAAAGGTCTTGTTCCTGATTTAATAAATAGTTTTGGTACTATTAACAATGCTCCTTTAAGGGGTTTAATAGCAGAAGATGAATATAATAAACAACTTGCTTTTAGAATGTTTTTAAAAGGTGAATTAGTAGAAGACGGACTCAGAAAAGGATTAACTGGTAAAGCTTTTGATGACTATGTAGATAAAAGTTTTGAACTAGGTGTTAATTGGATAGCTAAAAAAGGTTCGGAACTAGATTTAGCATTAAAAGAAATACAAGAATTTAAACCATTTGTAGGTCCTAATGGAGAACAGGTAGCAGTAGGAGAAGATTTATTTTTAAAGATTAGAGATTCTCTTGATTATGCTGCTGACCGCACATTCACAACAAAAATAGATAATAAATTAGTAAATGCTTTAAAACATCCAGGATGGAAACCTGTTTTACCTTTTATAAATTCACCTTTAAATATTCAACAAACTCTTTTAAAACGTACTCCATTTATGGCTACTATTACAGGTAAAGTGCCTTTATTAGAAGGTATGCTAGATACTCATAGAAAACAACTGCAAAGCTCTATTCCTAGTGTTTCTGGTAGAGCAAGAGGTGTAGAAAGAATAGGTGCTGGTGTTTGGCTTACATTTGCAACTTTAAGTATGGCTGCTACTGATAAGTTTTCAAAGATTGCTTTAGTTGATGGAACTGACCCAGATTGGAGGCAGGACAAAATTAGAAAATATAGTGGTGATCCTGGTTATGCTTTTAGAATTTTACTAACAAATCCTGTTACCAAAAAACCAGAACTAGGTCCTGATGGACAACCTAAATACCATTTTGTAGATTGCGGAAGAATAGGTTTTGAACCTTTTAGTTCTATGTGTCGAGTCGCTGGATATTATGGAACTATTCAAAAATATTTAGATGATGAAGATCAAAAAAATGTAGCTGCTGTTATGACTGTTGCTTTAGCTAGGGATATTTTAGATCTTCCAATGTTTGAAGCTGTTCAAAAATTAATGGATATTATTGAAAACAAACCAGATGCTTTACCAAACTTTCTTGCAAACTATATGAACTCAGCTTTTATACCTTTTTCTTCTTTAAGAAAAGCAATTAAGAAAACAGATTATTCATATATAGATCCAAGGTCAGGTAAAAAATTAAGAGGGTACTTTAAACCAGATAAATCAATACAAAAAGGTGACTATATAAAACAAAATATAAGAACAAAATTTGATGATGGTACTCCAATCCCAAAAGATCACCCTGCATACGGAACTTTAGTAACAGAAAACCCAAGATTTATAGGTGACTTTTTTGTTCGCAAAGTGGCTTTGAAATTTATGAAAGAATTACAATCTAGTAATCCATTAGCAGAACGATTAAAACCACAGAAATTTTGGCTTACTGGTCAGAATTTAGAGTATCCACAAAACATTGGTATTAATAGTGGAATGAATCCCTCGTTAGAAGGGTCATCTTTAAATGATCCTGTTGTAAGTTTAGTGCGAAGAAGTAGATCAAAGATAACACCTCCACCTGCACACTTATTTAGAAACTCAGCAGAAGGCGGTATTTTGCTTAACTCTACTCAGTATGAAAAATTAAAAGAATTTATTTATGAAACTAAATTAGATAACAATAATCAAATAAGTAGTAAAGGTAAAACTGTCTATCAAAAACTTCTTCCAATAGCAAAAGATAAAAAGATTTTAGAACTTTTAGATTTTATTGAAAGTGGAGAAGTTGATGATAATTTTAATATAGATACAAAAGCAGTTTTAACTTCAAGAGAAAACAGTGTAAAGGATTTAAGAAAACTTTTAAGAGAAATTATTACCCCGTATATCGGACAAGCTAAATTACAATTATTTCAATTAGAAGATGAGAAAGGAGGAGCAAAATCTAAATTACCTGCATATCTAAAAGAAAAAAGAAGACAAAAACTTGACTTACAAAACCGCTATACACGGTAAACTAAAAACAATAGAACAAAACTATGGCTACTAACACTGCTGCATCTTTTACAAACCATACTGGTAATGGTACTGCTGGTCCTTTTAGTATCTCCTTCTCCTATCTATCAGAAGCTGAAGTTGATGTTACTGTCGGTGGTGTCTTAAAAACCATAACCACCCATTACACTTTCACCAGTGCAACACAGATAACATTTACCAGTGGTAATGAACCTGGTAATGGTGTTGCTATCAAGTTTCAGAGAGATACCAATATAACTGCTAAAAAA